TATTCAACTTTGCTATTGATTAAACAATAGAGTATATTTTGTACCTTGCAACACCATGAATATCAGACCAGACAAATATCGAAAAATAATACGAATTCAAAGACGCTGGACAATACATTGGCTGGTAAATTCACTTCGAAAACGAGCAATATATAACAAGCTATCGATCAAAAATTTAAAAGCCTATCAACACTCACGTAATACAGGTCCGGAAGCTGCTATTTGTCATGCTCCTTCACGAAGTATTTACTTTGGATTTAATGGTAAAGTTGTTCCTTGTTGTTTCAATCGTGAATATATTTATGGGGTTTATCCTAAAATGAATGTAGATGAAATAATTAACAATAAATTACGTGTAGAACTACAAGAAACATTAGCAAAACAAGATTTTTCAAAAGGATGTAAACATTGTAAAGAGTTAATATCATCTGGAAATATGCAAGGTGTTGAGGCCAGGCTATACGATGGATTAAAGAAAAATAGAGATCACTATCCATCAGAGATGATTTTTGAACTAGATAATACATGTAATTTAGAATGTATTATGTGTGAAGGACATTTTTCTTCGAGTATTTTAAAAAACCGAGAGCATAAAAGTTACATTCCTGGTCCTTACGATGCTGAATTTGTAAAACAACTTACCCCATATTTAAAGCAACTTGAAGTTGCCAAATTTCTAGGAGGAGAACCTTTTCTAATTAATATTCATTACGATATTTGGGAAGCAATTTTACTTTATAATCCTAAATGTATTATCAACTTACAAACTAATGGAACCGTTTTTAACGAAAAAATTGCTAAGCTTTTAGAAAGAGGGCGTTTTCAAATTGGAATATCTATCGATTCATTGAATAAGGAACGTTTCGAAAGCATTCGACAAAACGCAGTCTTCGAAAATGTTATGCAAAATCTAGATAAATTCATAGCATATAGTAAAACTAAAGGAAGTTTCATTAATTTGTCGGTTTGTCCAATGAAACAGAACTGGGAAGAGGTGCCAGAATTAGTTGAGTTTTGCAATCAAAAAGGAATTTACATTTATTTTAATACTGTTTATACTAAAGGATTCGATCTTCGAGAATTGCCTGCTGATACATTGTTGAAGATTGCAGAATCTTATCAACACACACAAATTATAGGCAAGACATATATATCACGTAGAAACATAAGTTTTTTCAAATCGTTAGCACATCAAATTCTTGATTGGCATCAAACAAAGCAACAAACAGAAACCTACAATAAAAAACGCTACATACATAGTAAAGAAGAATTTATTTCACTTTTTAAAAACAAATTAACAAAATACGATGCTTTTAGCATTGAAAAACTAGATAAATTTGCTGAGTATCTGCCCGAACAAATAACACTAAGCGATGCACAAATAGATGTTATTAATACAATGAGCAACCATGAATTTTCTTATGGGATACAAACTGAAACAGAAGAAAAAATAAATGCGCGTTTAAATAATTTTATTCATAATTGCGACCTATCGTTACCCAAAACACATACTAAAATTGTATAAGTTTAATAAAGAAAATATTAAAGAATACGACAAATCGCGCAAGGCAAAACGAAAAAACATCTTGTGTAAAGCAGCTTGTGCAAATTTGTATTTTAGCAGAAACGGAGATGTTTTGGCATGTTGTTTTAACCGAGATTTTGCTTTAGGAAAATACCCAAAAGAAAACCCAAAAGATATTTTCACGAACTCTAATTCTAAATTATTTAGAAAAACTCTTAAACATAATCAAATGCCTTTAGGTTGCGATATCTGTGTTCGTGAGCTTAATAATAAAAATTACAATGGAGTAATTGCTAAGCAGTTCGATTTTCTTTCTCCCAATAGAAGATATCCGGTAATGATGGAGTTTGAACTGGATAATACTTGTAATCTGGAATGTGTGATGTGCCAGGGAGATCTGAGTAGCAGCATCCGAATAAACAGAGAAGGAAAAAAGAAAATATCTACTCCTTACGACGAAAAATTTGTGGAATATATAAAGCCATGGTTAAAAAAAGCTAAACTGTTGCGATTTGGCGGAGGAGAACCTTTTCTAATTCCTTTGTATTTTAAAATATGGGATATAGTGGTTAAAGAAAATCCAAAATGTAAGATATATGTTCAAACAAATGGGACAATTATAAATGATAGAATTAGAGAATGGCTAAAAAGTGGACAATTTCAGCTTGGAGTGTCACTAGATTCGTTGAATAAAGAGCGTTTTGAGTCAATTAGAGTAAATGCTAAATTTAGTGAGGTATTGCAAAATATTGATACGTTTATCGATTTTGTTCCAGTTAACCATCAATTGCCAAGTCTTGTGATATCTAGTACAGTTCTGCGAGAAAATTGGAAAGATATTCCTGAATTGCTAAACTTCGCAAATAGAAAAAAAGCGCAAATTGTATTTAATACGGTTTGGACTCCAAAATCACATGCACTACATAATTTAACTAGTAGTGCTCTTTTTGAAATAATTGAATACTATTTAAAACACCCTGCTTCAACAGCTAATGATATTGAAATACATAATTCGGAAATGTATTTAGGTCTTATTAATCAGATAAAAGATTGGCACACTTTAGCAATTAAAAAAGAAGAAGCTATTAATATGTTTAATAATCTAAATATTAAAGAATTAGAAGCATATATTTGGGAATACATTTCTAAACTGGAAGAAAATGCCGACTTAATTAAATCAAAAATAACGAATATATTATCTGAGTTAAATCAATATAGCAACTATAGAGAGTACCTAGAAACTTTATGTTTTTTTACAAAAAGAAACATAGTACATACGCTTATAAATTCTACTGAACAAGAGCTTATATCTAAGTTAGAAAATGAGATTTCGGAGTAATACTAATAATATCTTGACCAAAACTTATCTTCAGAAATCAGGCTAAAAGCATAATCTCTAAATTTATTATTATCCATTAAAAAAGACTTGCCGTGATCTGTGTTTATCATATCTATTTTAGTGAAATCTGTAATAGCTGCTCTTATTGCTTCTAATTGTGCTGGCGATTTTGGTTTTTGCAGAACCTCTTCTTCAATAATATGTACAGCTTCATTATAAGTCATCCAATCTGTTGGCACATGCCCGAAAAAAGATTGCATGATTTCAAATAAATTCTTTTTTAATTCTTTAAATGGTTTATTAAGATTTCCAAACGACTGCAAGATTTCACGATTACGATCTCTAAAGAATTTCACTTGCTCTTTCCACTCGTTAAAAACCTGAATATTATATTTTGCGGTATAAGGATTTTCGGTAGATTCAAATTGAGAATCTTTATAAAAATTGTAAATTTCGTCTAACTTTTCAGGCGAGAACGACCAAAGAGCCATATTTGCAGGCTTATCCACATACGACAGATTTATTCTAGCATTATATTTATTGCAGAATCTAATAATTTCAGGAGTCTCTCCCCAATTTAATCGCATAGGAGTATGGCTAATAGATGTGTTGCCATTAGTGAGTTTTTGAAATTCCTTAAAATTGTTGATTACTTCATTTAGATTTGCACCAAGTCTAATTTGGCTAAACAATTCTGGTTTCAATGAATCGATAGAAACGAGTAGGTTGAATGGGAGTGCTTGTAATAAGTTAGCGATTTTTTGATTAAATATTGTCCCATTGGTAACTGCATATACTTTTATTGATGGGTTTATTTTTAGAACAAGGTCTAAAATTTTATAATAAATATCAATTAAAAATGGCTCCCCACCATAAAAACATATTTTATTGAGATGTGGGATAAATTCTTCAAGCTGCTCAACAAAATTATCGTCGTATGGCGAAACTATAGGAGGTAATTTCTCTCGATGTTTACGAATACTGCTCGAAACCCTTCCCGAACACATCACACATTGCAAGTTACACGTATTACTTAATTCCAGTTCTAATATTTTAGGAAAAATATCTAGTTTATCGCTAGCAAATTCTTCTGGGTGCATCGAAGGTAATGAATGAAACCTATTGCTCTCGATTTGAAGTTTGCAATACTCACATCCCATATTCAAATCGTTATGAAGCATGTGTTCTCGCATTTTATCGATCTTTTCTCCAAACCAAATATCTTTAATGCTCTGGTTTGGGTATGTTCCCAGCACATTGGTATGCGAACGACAACATGCAATAGCATTACCAGAAATATTGAAAAACAAGTTTACAAATGGATTGTAACAAAACAATTTTTTAGCTCCATGATAGCGAACTTTATTATACTGTATCATTTTATCTCTCGAAACAGATTCATAGCCATTTCCAGACTTTGGATATGATAAACCATATGCTCTAGCTTTTTTATATGATTTCCAAAATGGGAACAACAAATTATCAAAAGTATTTCCGGTTTTTTTCATTTATTCAGTAATAATATTTAGCCCAAAACAAATCTTCATTTAAATATTGTGAGACATATTGAGTAAAACTATTCGTATTTTCTAGTACTCGTTTTGCATTTATAATATTATCATTATCAATTAATTTTTGCATATCCGTGACAATATTATCTAGTGCATCAATCTGTACAGGAACTCTAGGTTTTTTTTTAATTCTAGAATCAATAATATTAATGACTTGCTCATAAGTAATCCA